AAGGTGCCGCTGGTGACTCCCTGGGTGGCATAGTCGAAGTCGGTATTGAGGCCGTACTTGACGGTGGCCCCGGGGTTGTTGGGGTCGGTGGCGCTGGTGATGATCTGGCCGTCGGCGGCACCGGCGGCACTCTCTGAAGTGATGGCCGGCAGGTCAAACACCAGCCCGCACACCAGGGGCGGGTCGTCGGGCGGGTCGGGCGGGTCGGCGAGCTCCACCACGGTGGCATAGGGCCAGGTGTTGGCCACATATACCTTCCAGTTGGAGTCGCTGAAGAGCAGGGCATCGAGCAGTTCGCAGGCCTCGGTGGTGTCGTACACGTCGTCCTGGTCGGGGCCGCCCAGGGTGGGGTGTGCCACGATCTCGCCGGTCACGTCGTCGAAGCCCAGGTAGCGCTCGCGGTGGTTGCCGCAGTACCAGTATGTTATGCCGTGCACTGCCATCAGCCGTCGGGTCTTGTGCGTGAGTTGTATCGGTCGTTGGCCTTGAGCCAGGCGGTGAGTTTGGGGCCGGTGATCTCGATTTTCACAGGCTCAAGCTGCACGCGGGCGCCCATCTGTTCGAGGCGCACGCGCTCGCCCGGTGTGCCGACTTGTGAGATTGGAATACCCCCCTGACTATCGGCACCAATCCGGTTAAGTATCCCACCAACTACTCCAAGAGCAGTTCCAATCAGAGCCAGCTTGGCAGGAAAGAAGGCCTTTGTTGGTTCGTCAGACAATGCAGCGTCAAGTGCTTTCAACAGCAGAATCCTGCTGAGGTCGCTCATTATTCTGCCTGATGCGTGAGCAAAGGCATGGCTTGCTTTTTCAGCACCGGTCGAGATTTTTTCAAACACCCCCGAAAGCGATGATGCAATCATGTATACGTTATTAGCCACCTGAGCCGACTTTTCATCGAGTTTATCAAGAGCCTCATTCGTTTCAGTAGTGAATCCTTTGATTGGTTTGAGGTTGACGATCCTATCAGCAAGCCAACCGAGCGGATCGGCCGCTGACACCTGCCCGATCGGGCCTGTATCACCAATGGGACCGCCAAGGCCGGGAGGCCGTTGCGGCATGGAACTCACCGTACCCAGTTCGCGCAGGGCTTTGATCTTTTCGTTGATCACCTCTATCTCCCGGTTGGTCTTTGCCAGCGAATCACCGGTGAGGGTAAGCTGCATCTGCTGCAGGCCGTTCAGCTTTTCGGTAAGGTTGGCGATGTTCTCGACCTGCTTTGCATCGGCTTCGCGTGCCGCCGTAAGGCGTTTGGTAAATTCAGCCAGCAACTGCTCGCGGTAGATGTGTGTGGTTATCGCCTTGCCGTATGCTTCAATGTTCCCGTTGAACTCCGCAAAAGCGCGATCCACTTCGCGGATTACCTGCTGTTGTATTTTTTCCTCCTGGGCCAGGCGTTCAAACTCACGAATAATGTTCTCGGTGTGCGCTCCTATCATTGCCGCGCCCCCCGAGAACGCCAACAACTTTTCCCACCAGGAAAGGTTCTTGCCGGCGGCCACGTCAACAGCGGTAGTCACCGCCGAAATGGATAAGCCAAGCAAGCCAGATGAGTTGGCAGCCCGGCCAAAAGCCTCCTGAAGATTTTCAACGCTGGCCGATAACCTCTGAATTTTGGTGGCGGTAGTATCGGTTATGCCGCCGGCTTCGCTCAACCTTTGGTCAATAATGGTACCGACAGCATTGAAGAAATCGCCCGTTTTAGCCACCTCCTCGTTGATCTGTGCAGCACTCAGCCCCAGGTTGTCGAGAATGAGTACGCTTTTGCGGCCCAGGCCTGTTACGATGGAATCAACCAGATAATCAACCGACTTGCCAGTGCGTTGGGCCTGCACGGTGGCGAACTGCATGAATTTACCGAGCTGTTCAAGAGGCAGGCCGAAGTCGGCAAACGCAACGGCCCGGCGCATCAGATTGAGTTCACTCACTGTGCCGCCGGTGGCATCCTTCAACTCCAGCATGAGCCGGGTGGCGTTGGGCAGTTTGTTAAATGCCTCCGCCACACCTTCCGCCTCACCCGCCAGTTTGGCGGCATCGAGGGCAAACTTGCCCAGTGATAAAGCGCCGAACCCGGCGGCCATTCCCTTGAGCGAATTGACCACGCCCGCACTCCACTTACTGAGCAGGCTCGTAGTCTTGTTCAACTGGGCGTTGAACTTGTCTATATCGAAGCCTACGTGAAGCAGCAGATCGGGGTTGGTACCGGCCATGTTACTTATCTTCTGGTTTGATTATGTCAGTTTTCGGCATGCGCTTGTGCCTGGCGCGGGTGAGGGTGTCGTCCAATTCCAGGCGGTACAGGTCCTCGGGCTGGCGCAAGGGGCTACCCTTAGGCAGGTAAGGTTTAATCACGTAGAAAACCATTTCGCGCGTGTTGTATCGGTTCCACATCCAGTCTTCGTACCGCTGGCGGCTCCATCCTTCGGCGGCATCGCTGATCTCGGCCAGCGTACTGCCGTAGAAATCGGCCGGGGTCCAGCCCATGCGGCCGAGCACCAGTTGCCTGATGCCCGGCCACGTCAGTTTTTTGCCGGCTCACCAGTGCCGGAGGCCGGCAGCATATCCGGCTGCAGGCCCATGTCATTTCCAAAAGCCTCCATGACTCTGTCAATGGATCCATCGGTGAAGGAAAGCCATGTGCCCACCTGAACCTCAGTGTGCTCAAATGCCTGTTCTGCTTGTATGGCTCCCCATTTGAGCCCTACAAACACGAGCGTTCTTATGTTTTTCAGGCTTCGAAGGGCAGCCGGCAGCTCAGCACGGTCAAACACCGACACACCCGTAAGTTGTTCGAACTCGATCAGTGCGTTGATGGTGTAATTGACCGGGCGTTTCTGGCCGCCAAGTTCAATCAGGCGCATCAGTAAACACCTTTCGTGATGGCACCGGTAACTTTCACTTCGCCGTCAAATTCCACGTTGCCGTCGAAAGGAGCCTTGAAGTTGAGCGACTGGAAGTAGCCCGAGCCGCTCCACTTGGGTGAGCCGGTAACGCCGGTGCCGAACGTCCAGGAGCACAGTATGCCGCCTTCCATGTCGTCATAAATCTCTTCGATGCCCTCGGCGGCATCGTAGCTCACCAGGCCGGTGAAGGGCAGGGTGGCGCTCTTGATGGTGGGGCGGCTTTCTTCCCAGTCGTTGCTGTCTTTGCTGGTCACGGTGCGCATGGCCGCCTGAAAGTTCAGGTCGTTGCTCAGCAGGTTGGTGATCTGCACGCCGTTGTTGAGCAGCACCACGAGCTTGCCGTATAGGGGATTGGTCGTTGGCATGTTGATTTTGGGTTATGGTTTCTTGTTTTTCTTCTTTATCCGTGTCGGTTCGTCTTCGCGGTACAGGTGTTCCACCTCCCGGGCCTGGCCCTGGGCGATGAAGCGCTCGGCCCGGTCGCGCTCAAACACGCAGCGCTGGCCGGCGCGGTACTTCTTGCTGGTGCCCGGTATGGGCACATCCTGCGTGAACTCGATAATCATGTCTGCACTCGTACCATAAAGTCCAACTCACGCACGTACACGACACGGTTGGTGGCGGGCACGTAATAACTGTCATGCCGCAGGTAGCGGATGTACTCCACCACCACACCCCTGTGGGTGCCGCTGATGCCGTCGAGGGCGGTGCGCACGGCATCCTGCAGGTTCACAGCCTCGTTCATGGTGGCGGCATAACAGAACACTTTCACCATGTCGTGGTCTACCGATGCCACACCGCTCTTGCTGTCGTAGGGCTCGTTGTCGAACACGTCGACAATGCAGAGCGGGTACTCCTGGCTTTGCGGGGCCTGGGCCATAAACACCCGGGCCACGTTTACGCCGGTGCCGCCTACCTGGGCGCCTACCGCGGCATCGTTTGTCAGTATGTCAACAACAGCGATATCACCGTTCATGCTATCGCACTGTGTAACCAAACCGGCGCAGGTAGCGCGCCATAGCCCGGCTTAAGTCTATCTTCATTTCGCGCATGCCGGTTGCCCGCATGGCTTCACCGGCCCTGTCGAACAGCCAGGGCGTGCCCTTGATGGTGCCGCGCTTGTGGCGGGTAATGGTCGGGGCGCTGATGTAGATGTAGCCCAGCGAACGCCCGCGGAAGCCCACCGAGACATAGGTTTGGTCGGGGTGCTTCACCTTGAGCACGCCGATGGTTTTCACGGTTGCGCCTGTATCCCCGTAAGGGAACATACGGCGGGCAATGCTGGCGGCTTTCGCGGCCGGCTTTTTAGCAATCTCACGCAGCACGGGCGCACGTAACTCGCGGGGCAGGCCGGTGAGAGCTCGCTTGAGTTTGTCCAATCCCTGTATTTCAACCTGTGCCATTACACGTTGTCCCTTTTTTCGGTGGTCACCACCTGGAACTTGCGGCGGTCCCACAGTTCGATGCCGCGCACGTAGTGGTACTCGCCGGTGATGTTGAAACGCATCTTCTCGGTGAGGCCCGCCAGGTAGGGTATCTTGTAGCGGCTGGTTTGCCGGGCCACCTGCTGGTCGGCCTCGAAGCCCTCCACGCTTTCGGGCGGCTTCATCTGCTGGCCGTATACCCGGGCGAAAGCGGCCCAGGTGCTGATCACCTCGTTGGTGACGGCATGGCGGGTTTCGGTGGGTTCCTCCACGGTGATGTAAATGTCGCGCCGGCCGGGGTCGTCTCCTCGTATCATACCCACATGCTTTCAGGGGACATGTAGTAGTCGGTATAGGGCTGCTCTTTCAGCGCCTCACCCAGGGTGCGGCGTTCGTAGCGCTCGCCCAACTCAAGCAGCACACCGTTGCGTATCACTCCAGGCACAGAGCTTTGCGCGGTGTACCCTGCATTGAAGTTGATGATGATGGGGTACTCGCGGCTGTGCAGACTGGGCGCATCGAAGTCGTCGTCGAACTCAAGCACGCAGGGCTGCATGAAGTCGAGCACGCGGTACATGCCGCTGGCTACGGTCTGCAGCACGTTGTCATCGTCGTAATACTTTACCGAGTTGACGGCGCTGACAGGGAACTTGTCGAGGCTTACGCAGCGGCCGGGCCATGCAGTGAGGTACATCTCGTACCGGGTGTCCATGATGGCCGTCTGCAGCTTGTGCTCACAGGCCCGTATGGCACCGTCGAGGTAAATGAACAGGGTATTGTCCTCATCTTCAAGGTAGTCGCCGGCACTGTCGCGGTTGGCACGCAGGTGCTCCTTGGCCGTGTCAAGATCAACCGGCCGCAGGGTGGCTGCTGTTACTACCTTGGTGGGGCGCATGGCGGTGCATTACTTTTTACGCCCGCGACCCTTGGCCACCAGCACCGAGGTAGTCTCGGCGCTGAGTGGCTGGGGGGCCTGGGTGGTCGAGGGTTGTGTGTCAGGAACGGCTTTGGCCATGGCAGGGATGGCGTGCCCGGATTCGATCCAGGCACGCGCCTGCTCGTCGCTCACCTCCACGGTGTCGCCTTCGAAGTAAGCCTTGCCCGCGATGGGGCGAAGCAGTTCAACCTTCATAATCAGCAGACGGATTACGTGGTGAGGGCGTCCTTCATGGCAGCGAAGCTCACAGCCCGCAGCGCATGGATGTCGACATAACTGTTGACATGGATGCGCGTGAGGTTGTTGACCCGCTGCGTGTACGGATCGGGCAGAATTTCGAGGCCGCCCCACTGCACAATCATCAGGTCGTTCCAGTTGCCGAAGATGATGGCCGAGCACACGCCGGTGCTGGTGCCCTTGTCGAGGTTGCTGGGCACGTTGTTGCTCACGGCAAACGGGTAACCCATGAACGATCGCATCTGGTCGAGTACGAAGATGCCCGAGCCGCTGTCGGTCTTGGTTTTGGCCAGTTTGCCGAACACCTGCGGGGTGCTCAGGTAGGCAAGGGCTCCGCGCAGGGCCTTGTCGATGCCGAGTTCGGTGGTCAGGTCCACGAGGTCGTCACGGTCGGGGGCTGCACCGTTGGTGCCACCCACTACGCTGCCGATGCCGCTGGTGTTGAGGATACCTTCTGGCTGACCGGAGGAACCGGAACCGTTGATGGCACCCTGGTCGATGGCTTCACCCTGGCCCTGCAGCAACTGGTTGCGCAGGCGGGCTTCAAAACCGATGGCTGCCTGGGCCAGGAGCTGGTTGCTCACGTCGATGTAGCCGGTGAGACTCTTCGGCGTGAAGGTTACCTTGGTGTACGTGGGCGAGCTTTCGCTGGCGGCAGCATTTTCAGTGGCCCGCCAGCCGGGAGTGAATACCGCATTTTCGCGCGGCATGTCGATGTTGCCAACGGCACCGGTGATGTACTCGGCACCCAGGGCGGTAACCCGGCTGGATTCGCGCAGGGCGTCAATGTAGCCGCGCAGTTCGGTGGCTACGTTGTATCCGCCGGCCGTGCCGCCTCCAGAGGTGGCGTCAACATCACGCTTTTCAACCCTCACCTTGGCGCGTTGCAGCACCATGAGCGGAATCTGGTAGATGGCGGTGGAACTGACGCCAGCATGCTGCATCTCAGCGCGTGCCTCCTGGGCCATCTCCTCCTCCAGGCCGTCCATTTTGCCCTGATTGGCGGCAGCGCGCACTACTTTCATGAATGAGAACTTGCTGATATCGCGCTCCTCCTGCTCGCTTACGTCCTTGCGCTCGCCGGTTGGCGAGATGGGCAAAGCGGGCTTTTTGCGGAGTTCGGCCTCAGACTCCTCCACCATTTCGATGGTCTTTTTGAGCCTGTCGCGCTCGCCGGCGATCTGGTCATACTGCTTTTGCTCGGCTTCGGTGAGGCCGCGGTTTTCGGTGGCGGCCTTGTCGATGATGGCCTGCATCTCCTGGGCTTTGGCAGCGCGCTGTTCGCTGAGTGCCTTCAGGTACTGGCCGTGGGTGGCGTAGCCCGTGGGAAGGGTGAAGGCCAGAATGGCCATACCCAGGCCGGGCAGGAAGAGGTCAATGGCGACGGATGCCATCGCCACCAGACCCACAAGAAATGCGGTGAGTGAAATACGGGGTTTCATGTTTTTGTGGTTGTTGGTTGTTATTTGGTTTCTTGGTTTCAGTCTGTCATGATCAGGGCGTGCCGGCGCTTCATCAGGTCCACCAGGTAGCGCTTCGTGCTCTGCTCGCGCTCCTGCAGAAGGGCCTGGTAGCTGCGCTGGCCCACGCTGGTATCGGGATAGGCCGGGTAGGTGACGGGGCTCACGTCATACAGGCGCTCCACCTTCATGATGGTGCGCACGTCGAGCTGGCCCTTGTCGCCGTTGGTCCATTTCACTTCTTTGGCTATGAAGGCGAACGAACTGGCCTCGATGTTGCCCAAGCTGATGTTGGTGAGCAGATCGTTGCCGGCGGTGGTGTCTGGCGCGCTGAACTCGTACCACAGGCCGGTGGCGTCAACGCCGATGCGCAGGGTTTTCTTGTTGCGGGCCAGCACCAGGTTGGGGTCG